AGACTCGCGGTGCCAGGTGACGGCTCCGATGGAGTTCTCGAGTTCGATGACAGTAGGAGCGTCGGTACCGGATTGGGACAAGAGGCCGGCGTAACGTTTGGGTTCGTCCGCCAGGGTTAAGGCAAGAATTTGGAGTTTGTTTTTCATGATGGGTAAACGCGAATTTCAATTGGAAAATTAACGAGCTGGTCATCGTCTCCTCCCCCTGAGACCTGAACAACGTTTGCATCAATGCGCGCAAGGGTGAGTTGGCTACTGTTTGGGGCACACACATACCAGGTACGTCCACTAGGAAAGGCTCCGGCTAATGTTCCGTTGTAGGTACCAATTGATACACGTGTCCAAACCACCGCACCCAGAGTGTTTGTTTTTACATTGGCTGTGGGCGCGTCTTCTCCCGACTGGGAAAGAACCGCGGTATAGACGAGGTAGCCAGCGCCGGCGTCGACGTTTTTGAGTTGGCCATTGGAGTTGAAACCGATGGGCTGGTCGGAGGTGAGGCCGAAGTATTGGAAGACGGCTTTGGCGAGGGCACTGAGGTTTATTTTGGAGAGGTTGATTTGGGAATCTTCATTCATTTCGGTTACGCAGCTTTCGGTGAACTACTGGGGGATTTCTCAGGTTGTTGTTCTCCCTGGGAGTCGAGGGTTCCGGGAGCGAGGCTTCCGGCGCCGACAGCGAGGGGGATTTTGAGTTTGTCTGCGAGGTCGAGTTCGGCCCGTCGTTTGGTGAAGGTCTCGGTGAGGTCTTCGCCGATGTCGGCGAGGGAATCGGTGATGGTGGCAAGGCCGGCTTCGATGGCCAGACGGGTGGTTTGGATATCCTTGAGAGGATCCGTCCATGGCCATCGTCGAGGCTGGAAGGTTGGTTCGCTGAACTTGGCGAGGTCGCGCGGGTGAATGTTCACCTGGCCATTGAGAACGGCTTCCTTCAGCCAGTTAATAAAGATCCGCCGGCAGAAATGTTCGACAAAGAATTCCTGGAGGGCTTTCCAAACCTCACGCTCTTCCAATAATCCAGCGCGAATAGAGGACAGGTTGACGTCGGAGAGATCGCCAGTGAGGGAGTTGTAGAAAACCTCGAGGCCGCAAGCGGCGCGGCGGAGCATGTACTTCGCGAAAGGCTCGTGCTTGTCGTTCGGAGAATCGGGATCGAAGGATTTGAAGTCGACGCCGGGCGGGAGCTCTTCTATGACACCGGCCTGAAAGTGGTTCATGAGCGGTTTCGCCTTGTTTGTCTGCGTATCGACTTCCTGGCCTTCCTCTGGTGCGTCCTCATCGGTTTCAAGCTTGCTCGTGTAGAAACCCATTTTCGAAGCACTGGCCTGCATGGAAACAAGTGCGGCCTCGTCGGTAAGGTCGAGTCGGAAGAGGGTGAGTGAGGCGGTATGACCGGGAGGGATGCCGCGGGTAACGGTATCGTCGGTTGAGCATTCATCGTCCGGGAGGAAGAGATGATGGATTTCGGCGGCTGGTACCCGGGTGCGCTTTCGTTCCCGGTTACGGAAAACAGCTAAGTCGGTCGCGGGCGGCGTGAGGTAATAAGCGACAGGGCGATCGTCGGCGTCGATTTCGACGCTCATGATGACGCGGTTACCACCTGGCAGGGTTTCGTTATAGGTCTCGTCGAGCCAGGCGACGTCATAGAACTTGAGCGAGTAACCGAAGTTGTTCTTACCGTAGATCTCGCGGACGAGGACTTCGCCGTCGCGCGCTGCGCCGGTGGCGGCGCGGCGAAGGACCTGGGTGAATGAGAGGCGGCCGCTAGCGCTGGCGAATTCGCGATGGCTCCAGGCCTTGAACCTGGATTCGATCTCCTGGTTCTGGGCGTCGGTACCGCCGGTAACTTGGAGCTTCATTCCATAGGGACCGGCGACATTGTTCCGGTACATGGAGAGAAACTTTTTGAAGTGGTCGGAGTTCTTGGCGAGGAAGCGCATGCGCGCGCGCATGTTGCGGAGGCCGGCGTGGACGTCGGCGCGCATGGAGGTCTGGATGGTGGGCCAGTTCTTGTTCAGGCGGTTGCGCCGACCGGCCTGGAAGTGGCGCTGGCCCTCGGCGAGTCGGGCTTCGTCTGCGAGGCGAGCAGGGCCGCCGCCGAGAAAATCTGAGATGCGCTGGAGGAAGGGCATTGGGTGAGGAGTAACGAGTGAGGAGCTGGTTAGTCGAATTGGGCGAAGATGAGGCGGTTGGTGCGGCCTTTGCGGTTCTCACGCGCTACCTTGGCGGCGTAGTACTTCCGGAGCTCGAGCAGCTCGAGGCGAGGGATTCGGGAGAGCGTCCGGGTTGAGCCGGCGGTCCCAATGGTGTAGCTCTGCTGATCGAGCGTGGCGGTTCCGGCCATGATGGCGTCGATGTTGTCAAGGATGATCTTGAACTTGGAGCGTGTTTCGAAGGTGGTGCTTGCTGGGGTGAGGGCGGCAAGCGAGGCGATCGTTTTGGTGGTTCCGGAGTCTGCTAAGTGTTTCTCGGAGTCTTTCACGGCCCACGCCTGGTACTTATAGACCCCCACGACGTTGAGGTCGTCGCTGGTGGTGGAGGTGACGGTGAAGACGTGGGTGGTACCGTCGGCGGTACCGGCGATGTCGAAGCCGGTTCCTGGCCCGCGAACGTAGTAGGTGACAACCCAGCCGTCGTCGGCGGGGAAGTCATCGAAGTCTTTCTCCCACTCGAGGGTTTCACCGATGGTTATCTCGGGCGGGAAGTATTGTGGGCGGTCCGCGGATTGGGCCATTGGCGGTCGGGGTTACGGCGAGGCTTGTTCGAACTTGGCGAGGTCTCGGAGAGTGCGGATTCGTTCCTCGTGGGAGGAGATGATTTCGGAAATGAGGCGGAGCCGGCGTTTCTTTTGTTCGGCGCGGACGTCGGGGACGACGAGGACGCGTCCCGGTGGATTTCGCTGGTAGGAGTCGAGCAGCTCGCGAAACTTCGAATCTTCGGCTTCGATGGATCCGACAGCGGCATTCCAGGACGTGACAACACCCTGGTAGTGGTCAGCTGTAGGCGCCGCGATAGCGATGGTGGCGGCTACAGTGAGGGCCGAAAGAACGAGAGCGCCGGCGGCGAGGTTAAGGTTGGAGAGTTTCACGGTGGCGGCGGACATGTCCTCTCGGACGCGCGGAGGGCGCGAAGGTGGTAACTATGGCACTTCGCGGGCCGGTTAATTTCGACTCAAAACGTTTTGAGTCAGCCGAAGAAGCGGCCGCCGAGGCCGGAGGAGCCAAACGGGCGACGGCTGCGTCGGCCAACACTGATTTTGATTTCGTCTTTCTCGTCGTCTTCGTCATCCGGGTCGGGATCCGGGGCTTCTGGTTCGGGAGCTGGTGGACCGTGCAGCGGGCCGAGTTGTTCTTCCTCGATACGCTCGAGATCCTCGGCGGCCTTCGCGGCAAGAGTGGTGAAGTTTGTTTTTCGCAGTCGCAGAGCGATTCGGTAGGCGGCCTCACAGTAGACGAACAAGTCGAGAGCCTCATTACGGTACCAGTCCTTGATCTTCTCCCAGCAACGGTAGGCCTTTCCGCGGACGTAGCGGACAACAGGTTTCTCGGAGCGTAGTTGCTTGAAGTAATGCTCTGGGTAATGGGTCCCGAAGTGGCAAAAGCCGGGCTGAGTCGGGTCTTTCAACTCGAGGCGATTGGCGATGGAGTCCTTGGCGGTCTCCGTGCCGATGGTCCAGAGTGGAACGGGCGGATCGCCGGCGTTGGTGGGCTTGGAGATTATCGGCTTCCCTGGAGTATTGGCACCCTTGACGGCAAAGAAACGCCCTTTCGGATTCTGACGGATGAACCGGTAGACGCGATCGGGGAGGTAGCCGGTATCGATGGCGGTGGCGGAGATACGCAGCTCGCGGCCAGCAGGTGTGCGGAACGTGCGGGCGAGGCTTTGCTTTAGCTCCTCCCAGACATGGGGCTGGGCGGGATCCCCGTCGATGACGGTGTACTCGATTCCCCATGATTGGGGGACAGAATAGGTGGTCGGGTTTGAGCCTGGGGCGACACCGTAGCCTTTGATCTCGAATTCGAGCCGGTGTTTTTGGCAGTCCACGGAAGCGGCGAGGAGGAGGACTTCTTCAGGTACCAGAGCCGGGTCGTAACTCTTGCGAAGCTCAATGAGATCGTCGGCATCGATTTCACCTTCACGCTCTTCGTAGGCCTCGGCAAGTCTGGTGTTAAGGAAGGCCTTCATTTTCTCGCCACTTGGATCGGCCTTGGCGTCGACGTATGCCATGGCCATATCCGCCATGCTGGAGAAGCTCGAATAGAGCTCACTGATCCAGAAGCCGGCGATTCCGCGGAAGGGCGCCTCGGCGCGCCATTCTCCGTTTGAGAGACTCGCGAGTCGTTCCTCATCGGTTATCTGGCAGCCACTCACGCAAACGTAGTAGGCGGTCAGGGGATCGTCATTGTCCCAGCGTACGTGGCCATGCTTGAGGTTGCAGGGCGCGTCTCCTGGAGGACACGAGCATCGCTCCTCGAACCAGGCGAAGACCTGAAACTCTCCGCAATGAGGACAGGGGACCCAGCGCTTGCGGCGATCGGAGCCGTGGTATTCCTGCTCGATGGGTGAACGGCGGAGAGTTTCCGGTGGTACGTCGGGAGGATTCTCGGGCCGGTTACGAGGGCTCGAGACGGTGACGATCTTTCGTCCGGGCCTGAATGTCTTGGTTCGCGCGCGGGCGAGGGAAGTGGAATCGCCTTCCTTGGTGGGTCCCATAGCGTCGCGCTCGTCGATGTAGAGGTCGCGGATCGGGCGGGAGGAGACAGTCGCCGGTGACGTGGCCCAGGCGGCGTTCAGGCGGCCCCCGGGAAAGGTCTTTGCTATTTTGGTGTTTTCGGATTTGCGGCCGCGGCCGTCGCTAACCAGCTCGCCCAGGACTTTGGTGGTCCGGACCATGAGGTCGAAGTATTCCTGGAGCCATGCTTTGGACTTGCTTTCGTCCTCGCCGAGGTACATGGCGGGCCCGGGATCGACGTCAATGGAAAAGCCAACGCAATTGTTAATAAATTCGGTGCCGGCGATTTGAGAGGACTTGATGAAAACGATCTCTTCGCAATCGACGCGGGTGAAGCAGTCCATGATCTCGATCAGGTGCGGGACATAATCGTTGGACCATGGGCCGGTCCGGGTCGGATTGGTTTTCTCGGGACTGAGGACGCGATTCTTGGCAGCCCAG